ACCCAACAACGGAATGTCAGCTAAGTTAAGGATTGCGGACATAGGGCCAGCAAGAGTAGTGGCGTAGGACATAGAGCTTGCGGCCTGAATCAATGGGTGCGGTGTTGCAGACTGCCCCATAATTCCGTCGGTAATTTTGTCCCGCATAAAGAACGCACCATCCTGGCTGATTCCCTTGTTAACTAGCGTATACGCAAGTTCGTCCATAAACTCAGCAGGGCTTAGTGACCGACCAAACACCTCTGATGCTTCATCAACATTAACGCCAAAGATTCTTTGTAGCTGATTAAACCGCTCCATTTTAAAAAGCCGTTGCATATCAGAAACAATAGGGTTGTCGTATTCAGCTGGCTTTGGAGAATCGGCATTTTCTTTTAGGTATGAAGACCTAGTCCGAATTTTGAATGCGGGGTCTTCAAACAGCTTATCAACCTCAGCCTCCGACATCCCATCATCTTTTAATTTTTGGCGATATGCGCGGTTGCGTGTGTGAAGATAAGCCTGGTCTTCTCTAAAAAACTTAGCGCCAAAAACATTCTTATTGAGCGTTGAGTTTTTGTTAAAGCTGTAATCAAGATACCGCTTTAGCGTTGCCATGTGAGCAGTATTTAGGTCGTTGGCAAGTTCTCTTTCAAGGCGAGCCATTGCCTGAGTTCTAGTTTTTCCAAGAAACCCGCCAGCATAATCAAGCAAAATACCTTTTGCCCGCTCGCTGTCATTAATAATATTGATAACAGGCACAAGGTCGTTAGCCATATCGCTCATGTCTTTATCAATAATTCTCAAAGCTGTTTCGTCAGCGCGTTGATACCTAGCGCCAACCTGCGGGCTATATCGCATTAGTTGGTCAGAAATGCCCGTAACCTTGTCGTTGTAAAAGTTTACGAATGCGCCCTTTAAGCCATCCCACAACTCTCCTGCGGTTTGAGCTTCGCTAAGCGGCTTTCTTGAATACTTGGGGTCATCTACTTCCTCAAAAATCTCTTCAGCCAATGCCCTTTCATTAGCTACATCAAAGTCTTTGCTGGGAATAGGCAGTGAATCATCAGCTATGTCGCTAGCCGCATCTTTAAAACCGCCAGAGGACGATGGCATTACTGCGGCATCAAGTACCTTGCCGACTGTTAAGCCAGCAAGCCCGCCGATAACACCATTAGCTACACGCTCTTCAAAAGAATCGCCACTTCCTACGCCATATACAACGCCTTCTAGTGCGCCTGCTTTTGTCAGCCCCATGCCGACTTTTGTTGCCGCGCCAGCAAGACCAAAGCTTGTAGGTATAGATCCAATTATTTCTGCGGCAAAAGCCGTATCTGCTAGCTGTGGGTTTTGCTGTTTAAATGCTATGCGAGCGGCTTCGTACTGATCCTTAGCCTCTCTATAAGACATTTCGCTATTAGCAGAGCGCACCAAAGACGCAAGCTCACCCAAAAATCCAAGGGTAATACCCTCGCCAAACTCAACAGCAAGACCCTTTAGCCTTTTATTTCTACGAGTGCGTAACTCGTCAATAGCCGCAAGACCCTCTTCTGAAAGCTCCAAAGAGCGCCAATCAATTGGATCTTGCTTAGCATTGTCTTTAGTTAAAGACGCTTTAAATTCATCCGAAAATTCAATCTTGGAAAAATCAACCATTACATAATCCGTCCACCAGAGCGCAACGCCTCTCGCTCTTCTTGCCTGCTTTCCTCTAGCCTCTCTCCAACTCCTGTAAGCATCCCTCTAAATTGCTGTTGATTCTGTGCTTGAGACGCATCAATTTGTGACATGCCAGCACCGCCACGAGGTCTAGCAGGGGGGTTTTCCGTCGACGCCTTTGGAGGCGGGGGAGGATTTTTTTCTTCATTAAGCTTTCGTTCTGCCGCTAATGTTGCTTGCGCCATGTCTTCTGCTGAAACACCGCTTAAATCAATCTTTCCGTCTACAACTTTCGCAACTCCAGCCTTTACTAACAAATCATTTCTGGCGCTAAGCAAAAGCTCTTCTTCTTTAGCTTGCTCCTCACGATAAGTCTGCATATCTTTGAATTGTTCAGGAAACTTATCTCTAACGTAATCGACTACTCGTTGCTCAATTTCTGCGCGGCTATATTCCTCGCCTTTTGGTGCCGTTAAAAGATCTTCAAGGGCGCTTAGTTCTGCGGGGTCTTCTAGCAAATCTTCCATCTTGTTATACAGGTCATCAGAAAAGAAATTCCCAGGCAAGTCTCCTCTTTCTTGCAATGTTTCTAAGGTTGCTTTAATTACGGGCATTGGCTTAGGAATTCCTTGGATGCTCCGAGTGCCCATTACAATCTGCCTAGTAGACTTGCGTTCGTAAAAATCCCCATAAATCTTACGGGCAAGCTTGACATCATCAGGCACATCCAACCCTGCATCTTTTAATTCTTGTTTTTCAGCAGGCGTCAAAGGCGCGGTTTTACTGCGAATTTCAGCCGCTTCATCCCTAGCCTTCATAAGATCAATCTGAGTTTTTTCAATCTTATCAACGACTTTGCCAAATCCGTTTTTGCGAGCAGACTCAGCGGCGGCTTTGTATTCTTCCGACCCATATCCTGATTTGTACAACTGCCTCTCTACAACTTCAGATTGCTGGCTGTAAATTTCATTTTCGCGCTGATACCCCTGAAGCTTTGCGTTGTAACGAATATCCCCAGCCTGCGTAACCGCCTTAGCATTTTGCCGCATTACGCCTAGTCGTTTTTCTAGCGTTTGACGAACAAGCTCATCTTCATCTGAAGGCGGGCCAGATACCGTTGCCTGTCGCTCAGTAATCTCTTGCAATGCGCGCTCTGTTTGAATAATTGCATTTGCAGTATTAGTGGTCGCCTTATCTTGAGTAACGCCTCTAAGCTCCGTCAGCTGGTTAATGCCCTCCGTAATCATTTCACGAGTATTTTCGTCCCGAATGGTAGGCAACAAATCCATTAGCTGTTTTGCCTTGTCATTCACAGCATTAATGTCACCTTGGTCAGAAGAAAACAAACCCTCTCTTAAGGTTTGCATCGTAGTTTGCTCTGCGGCTCTAGATTTACGCTCTTCTTCTCTGCGCTCTGGAGCGGCAACAGCTTCAGAAAACGTGCGCATTAAACCTTCCCCGCCAAAGTCAGGCTCAGCCAATGCGCCAATCAATGCACTGCTAAAGTTAATTGCCATGTTAAATCTCCATTACCCAAAGATGTCTTTAATAAAGTCAAACAGCCCGCCATCGCTACTGCTTGCGCCAGCCGCCAAAACGCCTGCGCCAACATTGCCGATAAGGTTTGCTTGACCCAATCCTGCGCCAAGGAACGCTTCCAGACCAGCAGATCGTGCCTCGCCAAACAATCCAGTGCCATAAAGCTGACCACGTTGAGCCAACTGGCTTGTGCCCATACCCCCCTGAAGCATCTGAAGTTTTTGGTTGAGCGGAAGATAACTTGTTTGAAAATCCGCAAGGCCCATCTGTTGCCTTAACTGCTCTCTTGCATCGGCAGTGCTAAGCAATCCTGCGCCACCCTGCTGAAGTGCCATTCCACGCCCCGCACGAGCCGTCTGGAGGGCTTCTCCTTGACCGTAAAGGCTAGACCCAGCCTGAGTAAACTGCCCTGAGAGGGCCGCTTGTTGCGCCTGCTCCTGCTGTGCTTGTTGGACAGCCATCAAAGCGGCTTGGTTTTGAGCTTCGCCCCTGGCTTTTTCAAACGCAAACTGCTCTGGAGTACCGCCAAACATAGCTGTGCGAACCCCAAGCCTGCCTTGATTAGCCAGCCGCTCCTCAAGAGCTAACTGTTGTCGCCCTTCTTCATCCATTTGGGTGGCACGAATCCGATCATAAACATCCTGTTCTCGACCTGCTGTGCCCTGCATAGCCCTAGTAAGCATTGTATCGCCCGCACCAAGCCTACTATCTGCTGACGCATAAATATCGCTCAATCCTGCGGGAGTGGTTCTAAGAGCGCCTAAGCCCCTGATAAGAGCTTCTTGCCCGCCAAGCTGAATTGATTGGTTTAAAACAGGATCTATGTTGGTATTCAGTCTTTGCTTTGCACCTGTTTCTAACAACCCACGCAAGTACGCCTCAGTAGCGCCTTCCTGCATGGTAATGTTGCCCCCAGGATCAGCATAAATACTGCCCCTTTGAGGGCCTGTAACACCAAAGCCTTGAAACCTGCTGTAATTGGCTAGCTCGTTTGCAAGTGCGCGCCCTTCTGAAAAACCTGTCTCTCCAACAGCGCCAAGCTGATTGTAAGCCGTATTAATTGCCGCAAGGCCAGCAATATCCCCAAATAAAGACATCAGTAAGTCCCTCCGTCAATTACCACTGTGTCATTACTGTCCATAGTAACCGACACATTTCCCGTAATCGTTAAGGCTGGAACCGTAACAGTCCCAGTAAAAGTAGGGGAGGCAGTATTTGACTTGGTAGCAACAGACGTTTCTATTGCATCAAACTCCGTGTCAAACTCCGTACCTCGTATAATCTTATTGGTGTCGCCAGAAGGCAAAGTGTCTTTGGCACCAAAGTCCGTTGTTTTGCTGTAATTACTCATACTGTTTTACCCATCAATGCCAAGATATTTATTTCCTGAACAGAAAGAACCGAACCGTTTATGTCCGACTCCAGCCCAATCGTCACCACGCCCCCATTGCCTGTGGCTTGCACAGACCGCCTAGTAAGCAATACGCCGCCCGTATACTCATCAATTCCATACTTAGCCTCACCAAAATACGAGGGATTCTGATTACCAATATTGATTTCATATTGTTTAAAGGCGGTATCAAAATCGTAGGCCCACTTAACAAAAATTGTCCCATCATTTAGACCCACAAGAGTAGGACGTATCTGCTTAACCAGCTTAATCCGCGCGGGATCACCAAAAGTTAAAGCAGGGCTAAAGTACCTAAAGCGATATGTAGCCGCATTATCTAGATACCCGCTATACGTCCCTACCCCATCCGATGTGCCGATGTACAATGTTCCGTCTACGTTTCTGGCAAACGACTTATGCGGCACAGAACTCCATCGCGTTACCCTGTAGCCCCCATTCTCTAGCCTGCCCTTCATATCAAAACAGTAAACAGTTTGTTGATTAGGAAAGCAGATTAAGTAAAACGAGTTTTCGGGGCTAAAAACAGAAGTCAGTGGCTTAGTCTCAGCATCGATAACTGCGATAAGCTCGGTGCGGATATTGATACTTAGGTCGGCAATTGGTAGTGATTTTTCTTGTATTGTGCGACCCAAACTTCGTAGTCCAGATTGGGACATAAACAAAATATCTGTACCAATGCTTTGTACTGAGTTTCGGTCAACACACCCAACACCAGACACAGTATCAACCAACGACATATTTGCTGGACTCGACGCATTTTCGTACACCAAAAGGCTGTGCTTGCCAAAAATCACAAGCAAGTTATTGTGCGCGGCAATAGCTACAATCTCGTCATAACCGTCAGGCCATGCCTTTGCCACTTCGATTGATCCACTACTTCCCCCAGAAAACTGTGTTCCAATCAAAAGATCAGACCAATAAACTGTTTGGGCTTCCTGCCCGCTATCTGCAATCCAAAGCCTTCCAAATGCCGACAATGCCTCGTTGCACTTTAAAATATCTGCTGTTGTGTTGCTGTTAACCGTCCCAAAAGACCGCAACCCCGTTGCATTGTCATACACAAGAGGGTCATACCCTCTTTGGAAAAAATACGCCTTATTGTTAAAGTTGACTATCTTCCAATCATTAGCAGTAATCGTATAAGACCCAGGCGTTTCGTCTGTCAGCGTTGTTGTCCCGCTTAATATCTTGTTATTGCCTGTGCTAAAAATAACCTCGTTATCATCCTCATCATAAAAATGATGGATCTTATGAAGGTAATCAGAGCCAAGCTCAGTTTTAGTTGTTGTTAAAACACCAATACCTTTGCGCGAAGCAATACGACCACGCTTGTCAATTACCGCATTGTCAGCAACGTCCGCAAAAGAATGATCCTGCGTTAACGGAGAATCTTCTGTGTTTACCCCTTTAAATCCAGGGGCAATCAGGTTAATGCTTTGTAATGGCTGGGCCATAACTGCTCCTACGGGGTATAGAAAATAGTTTCTTCTGGATGTCTTTGAGCATCTAGCGCAATAGCATCTGACAGGTATTTATCTGCAATTGCAAAATACTCTGCTGTTGAGGTGCCTCCCGTTTCGCCTCGCTCACGAGAAAGCAACGCCAATGACAAATGAATCACTGGCTCGCTTGGTACATCCAAAATATCGCTATCGCTAGTTAAAGCAGAATTCCTAATTACTGTCTTTGCCTTAATGGAGTAAACGCCATCAGGCTTTGGGTACACATCAATCTGAGCATCGCCACTGCCATCAACACCAGCAAACGTGTAAAACTCCGGCGCCCCCGATACAGGGTTTTGAACAAAAAACTTGTCATCAAACCACGCTTGAGGTCGATACTGCATTTTCAAATTAGATGTATCGTTAAACAAATTAAGAATTTTGCCTTTGTCACCACTCCCTGTTAGTGAATAGGTATAGTCATCAGCAACAGTAGAAATAGTTAAGGTTGTGCGAATGCCTGACCAATCCCAGGCAGACTCAACCATTGCCTTGGCATCATTAACAAAGTCGCCAACCATCGTGCTGTAGTCGTTGTTTGTAACAGTGGTCACAGTGTCCTCACGAAGACGCCGCAACACGTTATTTACTATTTCCAAATAGGTCATCTCTTAACCCTTCTTTTTGCTGTTTCGTTGCAAAAGCCCGTCTAGGGCACTGCTAGCCCCGCCAAAAAACATAGAAGACTGAAGATTCTTAACATAGTCTTCTTG